ATGGTTTAAACGATAATGATGTTGTAAATATTATTGGTCTGAATGAACTCCTTACAAATAAAGAAAAAAACGTAACGTCTATTGTTGATGTTACCTCAAATAGACTTGTATTAAATCAAGAACTTGGAGTGTCTACTCCAAATGAATCTGAAAAAATAACAGTTGTTGGCAATTTAAAGCCAACAGCAATTAGATCTAATGATGTATATAAGATATTTAATGGAAATGATGTAGAATTTTTCAAAATCTTAAATGTAGACCCAATAAATTCTCAAATTAGAGTTTTGAGAAGTGGTGTTACAACATCATATCCTTCGGGAACCAGTCTTATTGAAGACCCTAGAGTTATTAGTGTTTCATCTGTTGATAATAACTCAACAATTACATATTCTGGAGAAAAGGATTATCCCGTAAATAAAGAATTATATTTTAATCCAGAAATTTCTGTTGGTGTTGGAACTACTACAACAAATGCATTTATTGAAAAAAATTCATCAAACTACCAATGCGGAATTTCTTCTGATAGTTTAGTTGCAAATGATCCAAATTTTAAAGTTGGTTTGGTGTTTAACAATTTAACAAATGTATCTGCATTTAGAGTTGGAGATTATGTTTCTCTGACAGGATCTACAGATACTACTTTCAATTCAATAATTGATAAGATAAAAGTTCTTAATGTTGGTATAAATTCAATTGTTTTAGATTATAATGTATCTTCCCTTACTACTGATCAAATAATTTCAATTGCGGGTTCTGGTGTTACTTCTTATGTAGATAAATGGATTACTAGAAGCATTCCTTCAAGAAGTATATACTTAAAGGACCACAGAATTAAGACTGGGGATAGGTTATTATACAAAAATAATGGTGGATCATCAATTTTAGTAAGTGGTCCCGTTGCTTTAGATGATTTTGATAATCTTTATGCATATGCATTTGATGAAAATCATATTGGAATTTCTACACAATATGTTGGTTTGAGTACAACAGGAGAATATTTAAATCCAGAAACTAATGAGTCGTTATTATATTTTGTATCTTCGGGAACTAGAGATTATCATAGCTTTAGAACTGATTTGGAAGTTCAAAAAGGTATTTTGACTAGAAATATTGCTAGAGTAAATACTTCATCAGATCCATCACTATTTTACAATGAAAATATTTTTGTCAATCTTAAATCGAATGAACAAATAAGTGTAAAATATAATGATGCAAATAGAAGACTAGTATTTAATCCCAAATCTTATAATAATACCAACCTCGATAAAAATACATTAATTATTAATAATCATGGTTACTTTACAGGACAAAAGATTATTCATAATACATTATCTCCAACAGACCTTGAGAATGATAAAATTTATTATGTTGTTGTGGAAAATGAAAATGAATTTAAATTATCACTTACATATGAGGAGTCTATTAGAAGGAATCCAGTAGTTATTGATCTTACAACTCCATTATTTGGGGAAATATCCGAAGTTAATCCAAACATAAACCTTTATAGAAATGATACTGTCAATTTTGATTTGACCGATTCTTCACTTTCTTTCATAAGCAATCAATCAAGTGTTCCTGCATTTGACTTTGACATTTATGAAGATGAAAATTTCTTGCAAAAGTTTTTAAAGACTAAAGATGATTCATCTTTTGAAGTAACTAAAACTGGTGTTATAGGAGTTACAAATAATGCAAAAGTAACTTTATCAATAAATGACACCACACCTAAAAAATTATATTATAAGCTTACACTAGTTAATACTTCATTAAGCGTTCCAATTTCAAAAACTGAATATAGAATTGATGATGATAATATTAAAGAAAATAGCACAATAACTATTTTGGATAGTGTATATTCTGGTCATAATAAAGTTTCTTTTACAGGAACTTCATTTTTTGATTATTTCTTAAAAAAGAAACCTGAAAAATCTTTTTATTCTGGAACAAATGCATCTATTTTATATACTACAGACTCTTATTCAACTCTTGGGGAAATAACAAAAGCTTCTGTTCTTTCTAGAGATAGAAAGTACAGAGTTTTGCCAGGAATTACTTCTATTACCTCTAAAACAGGTACAGGTGCATTATTATTCCCATCCAGTAATAAGATTGGATCTGTGGCAAAAGTAGATCTTAAGAATATCGGATTTGATTATAGTGTTGACTATAGTTTACGTCCCACTGGAAATCTTCCTCAATTGATTAATGTTGAGCCTTTAAGTATTTTTGAAAGTATTAAGGTTGTTTCTACTGGTAAGGATTATACTCTTACTCCAAATCTAGTCGTTATTGATGGGTTGTCTGGAAAGGTCGATACTCAATCTGAGTTAAAATTTGTTCCTGAAGAAGTTAAGGTTGAAATAATTCAAAATAGTTCTGGATTGTTTAATAAAACTCCTATAATTATTCCAATTAACAATTCCAATGGAATTACTGTAAGTTCTGTAAGTTACGTTCCTGAAGATAAGATTTTAACATTTACTTTAAATCAAGGGTTTAGTTCAACTGCAGATTTTCCTTTCGATGATGGAGATAGAGTTCTATTAGAAAACTTCAAAGTAAATGATGTCAATGTAGATCCAATAACAAATGAAGTAACCTTTAATGAAAATGTTAAGGGAATTAATTCTTCAAATTATAATTATGCATTATTCACAGTCAGTAATGTTGCTAAGGGTATTGGTGGAAATGTTTCTAGATTTTCTATTGATATGTCAGAATATCTTGAAGGAGATGAAATTCCTGGAGAATATAGACCTGTAAATACGTTTGGATATTTTGTTCCAGAAAAATATTTCCCAACTTTTAATATAACTCTTCAGAAAAATAACTTTATTCTTGGAGAAGAGGTATTTACTTCTAGTGGATTTACTGGAATAGTAGAATATTGGGATAGAGACAATGAATTTGTAAGCGTTCTTTCTGGGGATAAATTTATAACTGGTGACAGAATTACGGGAAGAACATCAAATTTGAGTGGAATAGTTGGAAAAGTTCAGTTCTATGATGCAGAATATAAGGTTGGGTCTTCTTCCGTGGTATCTAGAGGATGGGATACCAGAGTTGGATTCTTGAATGATAATACTCAAAGAATACAAGATAGTTTTTACTATCAATATTTCTCATATGACCTGAAATCAAAAACTCAGTTTTCTGAATGGCAAGATGCTGTATCAAGTTTAAATCATGCTTCCGGATTTAAAAAGTTTTCAACTTTTGAAGTTGAATCTACACCAGATGAAGTAAACAGAACTTCAATTTCATATTCCGAATTGAACTCAGTTTCTGATATATTCTCAATTGTTGATATCAATTCATATGTTGATTTTGATATGGTTTCAGAAAATACATACCTTCTTGATGGTAGAACTGTATCTGACCAAGTGGTATTTAATACAATACCTGTTCAAGACTATGCAGAATCTATTAATAATAGAGTTTTGGTGATTGAGGATATTAGTAGTCAATTTAATAATGTACCAAGAGATGAGAGATTTGTTGTTGTTGACAAATTCCCAATATTCCAGACTAGATATAGAAAATACTTTGCATATGTTAAAGATAAACTATTCTTTAATGAAAGGCAATTTGGTTTAATTTCTTTAATTCATGATGATTTGGAAGGTTATATTGGACAATATGGTCAAGTAGAAACTTTTGGGGAGTTGGGGACATTTGAATTTAGAATTAGAGGATTCTTTGGAGAAATTACATTCAATCCATTTGACTTTGAATTTAATGATTTTGATATTGAACTTGTATCTTATAGTTTATTTGATACATTTGTTGGATTGGGGTCAACTTCTCAAGAAACTTATTCTTTAGGTACAGTTGTTACTTTTACAAACCAAACTGCATCAATTTCCGCCGGAACCACATCTGCAATTGAAATTGCTAGAGTTGGAACTGAATACAAAGCAAATAAATTGCTGACAACATTAAATGATGAAAATGGTGATTATAGAGAATCTGTGGAACTTAATATTGTTAGTGATGGTAATGATGTTTATATAACAGAATATGGAAAATTATTTACAAAAGCATTAAATCCTCCAATTGGATATGCGGCATATTCTGCAAGAATTTCTGGAGACGATATTATCGTAGAAGCAACTCCTTCAGTATCTTATGGTGCCACACTAGAAGTTAATACGGTATCAACCTCCATTGATACTGACTTTGATGCTATTGATACAGATCTTCTAGTTCTTTCAAATACTAGACTTGAAAGTGGAATTGTAAATATTGGAATAACAACAAATACTGCTGAAGTTCATCGTCATAATAGAGTTTATGGTGGAGCATATTATTATGCTGTTGTCACTTCAAATTTTGGAGGATTTAATTCAAAACTCCAAGCTCTTGAAATTGTAACTGTTAATAATGATTCTGATGCATATATTACTGTTTATGGTAGTGTTTTAAATGATCCAACCGTAAATACACTTGGAGATTTTAGTGTTTCCGTTTCCGGTAAAAATTGCATATTATCATTTACACCTGCAGTTGCTGGTGAAAATATTGCTATTAAGTTTTTCTATCAAGGCGTTAAGACTATTACGGAAAATCCAGAAAATCCTGATGAATTGATTTTAGATTTAAATGAATCACAAATTAATTCATATACCACGGATTATATTGGAACTCAGAATGAAATTAAAAGAAAGTTTGATTTATTCTATGATGGATATCCTATTTTAAGAAGAACTTTTAATGCATCAAGTTTTACATCAGTTGATCTTAATAATGATAAGTTGATTATTCCAAATCATTACTTCAGTACTGGTGAAGAAGTTACTTATGATACTAATGGTGATGATCCAATTGGAATTGCTTTAACTTCAGTTCCTGGAATAGGATTGACTGATATACTACCTACAAAACTTTACATTATTAAAGATAATAATTTAAGTGTTAGAGTCGCAGCTTCTGCATCTCAAGCACTAAAATCTGTTCCAGATTATCTTGATTTGATTTCATATGGAACAGGAACAACTCATACTTTAACTGGAAAAAGAGGGAATGAAAGATCATTAATTACTATTGACAATATGATCCAATCTCCTATAGTTTCAACTTCATTTGAAACTACTTTGGCAGAACCTTTGGGTCTAAAAGATGTTAGGGTAAAAGTTACAAATCCAGATGTTTTTGTTGGTGGTGACGTATTTAGAGTTGATGATGAAATACTCCGCGTTAAAGTTGTTGGATTTGGTGCAACTAATACATTATTGGTAAATAGATTCTGGTTGGGAACATTGCCATCCACTCATGATATTGGTGCTGGATGTACAAAATATTCTGGAGATTATAATATTGTTGATAATACAATTCATTTTTATGATGCTCCATATGGTAAAGTTCCCATCACACCAAAAGATCCTAAACCAGATGAGGTTGATTTTGTAGGAATTTCGACAAGTTCATCTTTCTCTGGAAGGATATTTAATAAATCAGGTCAAATTAATGGATTGAGTCCAACATATTCCGATAATGTTTTAGTTGATGATATTTCCGAGCAGTTTACTGGTATTAGAAGTGAGTTTACACTAACATCAACCGATCCAGCTCTCAGCGGAGTTTCTACTTCGAATTTATTTGTTCTCATTAAAAATATTCTACAGATACCTTTTGATGAACAGAGAAATATAGATGGAGCATTTACTTTAGGTCAAACTCCTGGTGGAGATCCAACAATAATATTCAAACAATCTCAAGAAGTTTCTAATCTTGAAGATATAAATTCAACAAATTTACCTTCTGGTGGAATAATAGTCAGTACTGGATCAACATTTGGGCATGGATATCAGACATTGAGGACTCCAGGAGCATCAGTTACTATTGATAACACTGGATCAATTTCGAATATAACAATCGGATCAACTGGAAGTGGTTATAGATTGGTTGATGGGAAGGAAATTTTTGTTACTACTTCAACAATTTCTTCTTCCGGTTCAAATATATTAACTATAAACGAAGAAAGAAGTTTGTTTGATAAACTTCCATATTCATCAAGACCTTTATGCAGTACTGGAATAGGAACTATTTGCAATGATTTGGAAATCTCATCATACGATCCTATTACTTCTACTATTACACTATCTGATAATTTGGATGAAGATATTCCTTCAGGTTCTATAGTTTCTATAAAATTAACTGAATTGACTTCTGAAATTGTAGATATTGGAATTAGAACTGAAAGTACTGTAGATTATGATGTAAACTATATTGGATTTACCACGGTAATTTCCGGTTCAATTTCAACAAATATAAATTTTGTCAATCCTGGAATATCATTTACTAGTTTTTATGATGTATTTGAAACTTTATCTTCAGAACCATCATCTATTGGTTCTACTGTAGTTTATGTAAACACTGTAAGAAATATAAACAATATAAACAATTATATTTCAATAAACAATGATAAAAATGTAAAAATTGTGGGAATTGGAAATACTTTTATAACTATAGATACTCCATTAACTTCCAATATTTTATCTAATGAAAAGGTAACTATAAGAAGATTTTCTCCTCCAGAAATTGTATTTGATTCTCCAATAGGATATTATGAAATTCCGTTAATTTATAGTTCAACTTCACCTTCTATTGGAATAGGAACTGGAGCAAAAATTAATTTGGTTGTTGGAGAGGAAGGCAGAGTTATTGACTTTAAATTTACAAATAATGGATATGGATATAGACCATTTGAGGTATTGACTGTACCAACTGGAGGACTAACTGGAATACCTCTTGATCAGTCAACTGCATTTGAAGAATTCAAATTGTTTATCGATGATGTATATGATACAAAATTCTCTGCTTGGTCTATAGGAGATTTGCAAGTTATTGATAATTTTGATGATTTATTTGATAATTCTAGAAGAGTTTTCCCAATCAAAATTAATGGTGAGCAAAAATCAATTAGAGCTAAAAAAGGTTCTAACATTGATATTCAAGCAGTATTATTAGTTTTATATAATGACATTTTACAAGTTCCAGGAAAGGGATATACTTTTACTGGTGGAAGTATTATTACTTTCCCCGAAGCTCCCAAATTTGGAGACACTGTTTCCATAATATTCTATAGAGGAAATGGTGACACTGATGTTGTAGATGTTGATGTATTAGAGTCGGTAAAAATTGGAGATTCTATATTCATTACTAGTGACGATAAGAAACTCATTCAAAATGAAAGAATTGTTTCAGATGTTGTATCTTCTGATTTTGTAAACACATTAATTTATAATGATAGGGGAATAAGTAATGACTTTGAATTACTTAGACCAATAACTATCGCAAAACAAACTGAAGATTTTGTTATTGATAATCAATTTATTGGTAAAGATAGAGTATATTATGAACCAAGTATTTTACCCTCAGCAAATCTTATTAGTGATATTGAATTAAATAGCACTAAATTCTATGTTGATACACTAAAACCATTTTTTGACAATGCAGCTGAACAAATAGATGAAAATGAAAGAAATGTTATTAAAATTATAGATTCTAGAGAAAAGACTCCAGCAATAGCAGGAACATGTCAAGTTTCTAATGGTGAAATTATAAGTATTCCCGTTATTGATGGTGGAAGTGGATATGAGAGTGTTCCAAATGTTACTATTCAATATCCATTCTTATCAAATCCATTACCAAGAACAATTGAATTGGTAAATATTGCAAATATTACAGGAACTATATCTACTGTTGGAGTTTCAACTGCTATTATAGGGGAACAAATTTTAGGAAGTATTAGTGGAGCATCTGGAATTCTTGCGGGAATAACTACAGATAATGTTATTGAAGTTCTTCCCACTAATTTACATTCATTTGTTATTGGAGAGGAAGTAAGTTTATTTGAGTCGGGATTTAGTGCGGAAGTTTCTTCGACAGATTCTTTAGAATATGCCACAGCAACTGCAAATATCAGCGCAGGGCAAGTTGATAGCATTACAGTCACAAATTCTGGAGTTGGGTATACTTATGGTCCAATAAAGAAACTGAGAGTTGTGAAGAATGGTACTGGATATCCTCCGGTAATAAATGAGGGTAATGGAACTTTTAGTGGCGCAAGACTTAATAGTCAAACTGGAATTGGTTTAAATGCCTCAATTGATGTTAATTTAATTGTTGATCCAATCACTGAAAATTTAATTATTGACTCTGCAAATATTGATATAGTAAATGCAGGATTTAGATATTCTGTTGGCGATATTGTTTACGTAGATACTTTTGATAATCCTGGAATTGGACAAACATTTAGAAACTATCGTTTGAAAACTCCAATAATATATGAGGTCATTGAAATTAATGAACCAAAAGTGTCAATTGATCCACCAACTTCAATTACTGAAGTCATAAGAGATGTTCAATTTGCAGGTGATTATGGAGTTGTTGTTGGAATATCTACAGCCGATAGGGTTACAATACCTGGAGAACCACCCGGAATTTCATTGGATTTATATATTCCAGAAGATTCGATTCTGAGAGATGAAGTTTATATTGGAGATACTGTTGTTGGTTCTGCAATAACAATAAGTCAACTACAAGCAGGAGACTATTTGCGTTTATACAATTCAAGAGTTGGAAATTCTCCAAACTCTTCTTTCAAGAATACTGGATCTATACTATCAAATTCTTCCAATTTAGATAATGTCTATCAAGTCATAGACTCGCAAATTATTACAGTTAATTCCAATTTTTATGGATCTCTATTATTTGTCAATAGAATTCTTTGTGCAGTTGCTAATTTGGATTCCGTACCAACTTTACCTGCGAATGATATTTCGATAGATGGTAATATTGCTGAATTTAGTTGGGGAAAAATTGATAATTTGGATAAGAGAGTATTTCCAAAAGAGTTTAATATTGACCAAACGATAAATCAAAACAATCCAGTTGTTCAAAGATTTAATGCTCTAAAATTTTCAAATTATGATTATTGATTTTTATCCACAAATCGCTTTATAAATAATCAAAAAATGTTAAAAAATGTCGGCAATTATAACTGACCAACTTAGAATATCTAATGCTTTGGGATTTATTGATAAAGTAAATTCTGTGGACAATGCATATTATGTTTTTCTAGGTCTTTCAAATTCAACTGAATATTCCAGCACCTGGGAAATTAACCCACCTTTCCCAAGAGATAATTTTAATGAAGAAAACAAAATTTGGGATACTATGTTTTCTTTGAAAAAAATTTCACCAGGTGATGTTTCTCCCGTTATTAGAAGAGTTAACTGGGAATCCGGAAGAACCTATGATATGTATCGCCATGATATTAGTATTGATAAGCGTGCAAATCAAACAGATTCCACTACTCTATATTCTTCGGATTATTATGTAATAACCCAAGATTATAGAGTATACATATGCTTACAAAATGGAACTACTCCAGAATCTCCTAGAGGAAATCCATCTTTAGACGAACCAACATTTACTGATTTGGAACCAAGAGCTGCTGGAACTAGCGGTGATGGATATATATGGAAATATCTTTACACTATAAGACCAAGTGAAATTATAAAATTCGATAGCACAAATTTTATTCCTGTTCCTAGGGATTGGACTACAAACGGAGATTATTCTTCAATAATACAGAATGCTTCAACTAGCGGACAATTAAAAATAGTAAATGTTTTAGATAGAGGTACTAACTTAGGAGCACCTGGATTATATCAAAATATTCCAATTAGGGGTGATGGAGATGGAGCTACCGTTACAATCATTATTGGGACTGATAGAACTGTAGATAGTGTATTTGTTTCTAATGGTGGTAGTGGTTACACATATGGAACAGTTGATTTATCAAATTCTGGATTATTTTTAACAGATGCTCCAGCATTTGATGTAATTATTCCCCCAAAGGGTGGTCATGGATTTGATATTTATAGAGAACTTGGTTCCACCAACGTCCTTTTATATTCTAGAATTGAAAATGATATTGGAAATCCAGATTTTATCGTTGGCAATAAAGTTGCTAGAGTTGGAATTGTAAAAAATCCAGAGGCATTTGATTCAACTTCAATTTTAAATATTGAAAAGGCAAGTTCTGTTTATGCTTTAAAATTGGAACCAAATACTCAAACTATTTCATCAAATGAGACTTTCGTTCAAACAATTGTTGGAGTTGGAACTGCAGTTGGAAGAGTGGTTTCTTATGATGTGGAAACCAGAGTTCTAAAATATTGGCAAGATAGAACATTTTATGGATATACAACATCCGGAATAACAACAAATGCACCAAATGGATATGAGCAAATTGAGTTTTCAACAGATAATAATATACAAATTAACTCCGTGACTATTCCAGTGGATAATAATTTTAGTGGTATATCTACTGTAATAAATAATGGTACTGTATACCTTGGTCAAAATTTTGAAAATGGATTTGCTAATCCGGAGGTAAAAAAATATACAGGTGACATTATCTACGTTGATAATAGACCTTCAATTAGTAGATCTTCAAACCAGAAAGAAGATATTAAAGTCGTTTTACAATTCTAATCAATCATGCCACAAGAAACTAATTTGAATGTAACCCCATATTTTGATGATTTTGACGACAGGAAAAATTTTTACAAAGTTCTTTTTAAACCAGGGTATCCTATTCAATCAAGGGAATTGACAACACTTCAGTCAATTCTTCAAAATCAAATTGAAAAATTTGGATCTCATATTTTTAAAGAGGGTTCTCCCGTTCTTGGTGGCAATGTTGTTTATAATAATTACTATGAAGGAATTCAAGTAGAATCAAATTATCTTGGAATTTCTGTAGATTCTTATTTGGAAAATTTTGTCGGAAAATATCTTATTGGACAAGATTCTCAAGTAAAGGCTAGAGTAGAATTTATTTTACCTGCAGATGAGTCTCCAACTGCAAATACAATAATTTATGTCTCTTATAGAGATTCTAGTTTAACTGAGAATACTAGAGAGTTTAGTCCCGGAGAAGTTTTACTTTCCGAAGAAGATGTTCCATTCATATCTGGTGGAGTCACCAGTATTCAATCTGGTCAAGGAGTTTCTAGAGTAACTCCCCAAGATTCTTCTATTATTGGATCTTCAGTAACTATTGCTTCTGGAGTTTATTTTATTAGAGGTTATTTTATAAATGTTAATGAAGAAACTATATTATTAGATCCAATATCAAATAATGTAACTTATAGTGTTGGATTAAAAGTTACCGAAGATATTGTTACTTCAGATGATGATGAATCTTTAGTAGATAATTCTCAAGGATTTACAAATTTTGCAGCACCTGGTGCAGATAGACTTTCAATTTCAGTCTCTTTGGCAAAATATTCAATTACAGAAACCCAAGATGAAGGATATATTGAGTTATTTAAGGTAGTTGATGGATCACCAGATAAAGTTCAAAGAGATGCTGAATATAACCTATTAGCAAATGAATTTGCTAGAAGAACTTATGATGAATCTGGAGATTATTATGTAACTCCATTTAAAGTTGATGTTAAAGAGTCTTTAGATAACCTTAAAGGTAATAAAGGTGTATTTAAGCAGGGACAAATAACATATGGAAATAATACTGCAGATGAATCTTTGGGGATTTATAAAGTATCTCCAGGAAAGGCATATATTAGAGGATTTGAGGTAGAAATTCCAAATCCAACATTTATTGATTTTGCAAAACCAAGAATCACAAAAACTTTACAAAATCAAAGTATTGTATATGAAACTGGAGCAACTTTCACATTAAACAGAGTTAATGGAACCCCTTCTTTGGGAATTTCGACTGATTATACAGTAACTTTAAGATCTGAAAGATTGGGTTCAGATATAAATGCAGAACCTGGAAAAGAAATTGGTCTTGCTAGAGTTTATGATTTTGCTTTAGAGTCTGGTTCTTACAATTCAGTATTTCCATTTTCAAATGAGTGGGATATTACTTTATTTGATGTGCAACCTTACATTGAATTAAATTTAAATAATCCAATTACTTTAGATGTTCCTACCTTTATTAAAGGTAGTTCTAGTGGTGCTTCGGCATTTTTAAAAGAGTCTGTAGTAAATTCTGGAATTATTACTGCGTACAATGTTGAAGGAAAGTTTTTGAGAGGTGAAAAATTAAGTTTTGATGGAATTCAAAATAATAGAATTATCAAATCATTTACAGAATATGATATTAATGATTTCAAATCAATTTATGCATCTCCAGTTGGATCTGGAGTAACTTTTAGTGCAGATTTAGTACAAAGACCAAAATCATTTGCCGGTTCTGTGTCTATTTCTGATGGATCATCAGGAATTAGCACTGTAACAAGTTCTGATTTTGTATTTTTTGGTAATGTAAAAGAAAATGACATTGTAGCATATTCAACACCAGGAGATATTGTACCTACTTATGCAAAGGTAAATTCAGTTTCTGAAAAGTCTTTGGTAATCGAATCTGTTACACCAGTTGATGGAGTTTGCGTATCTTCTCTCCCAACTTCAAATCTAAATGTTTCTGATTTTAGAATTTTAAAATCAGGACTGCAAGATTCTTCGGATAATACATTATATACTGTATTTCCAAAAGATAAAATTTCTTCTGTTGATTTAGAAGATTCTGAAATTATTATTAGAAAGCAAAGGATAATAAACATTTCAAACAATTCTTCAGGTACTATTATTCTTCCTGCAAATGAAAGATTCTTGCCATATGATGAAGAAAGATATTCTGTTGTGTACACTGGAGACGGGGCTACAGATCCTCTTACAGAAGATAAGTTTCTATTTACTCTCGGATCTCAAAGTTTACAAATTAATGGGTTAGAAGTTTCAAGTGGAACTGCAATTTTAACTTATACCATTAAAAAATTAAAAGTAAGTTCTAAGGTTAAGAAAAGAAATAGAGTAAATTCAATTATAG